GGTGCCTTCGCTCACTTTGTGCTCCACGGTCCCCAGCCGAAGCCGTAACGCTCCACGCCGTAATTGTAAATAGCTAATCCAGCGAGCAAGTTAGTCTGAGCGTGTAACAGATCTGCTGTCTGGTTGATAATGCCGGCATCTTTGAGCCAGTTTGTCCATGAGCGATCATTGATCTGCAGCAGGCCATAGTCCTGGGACTTGTCGCGGTTGAGTGTTTTGTTATGTGCGTTCGGTCTGCATCCGCTTTCGCGCGCCATTATGGATTCAAGCACGGTCCGCTGATCTGCAGGCCAGCCGAGGTTGATGGCAAGAGCTGAGAATTGTTCGCACGCGCTCGAATACGGATCAATGTAGATCGTGGAGCTGGTGGTCGTGGTCGGCTCAATTAGGTATGGCTCAACATTTAGCGGAGCCAGCGCAATGGTCCCAGAAGGCTCGCTAGGCGCGCTAGGAGCCCCTGAGAACGCCGTGAATCCGAAGATGGTGCAAAGCACTAGCCCGATCAATTTTTCTGCAAAGTAGTTCATTTCTTCTCCAGTGGTATGGGCACGCCCCATGATGATGCGTGCGATCTGAATGCAATTTGTCCTAGTAGGTATTTGCCGGTGTCCGGTTCGGTGAAGATTTGTACGAGGATCTCTTGTCCGTTATCCATCACTCCTGTATAGACGGAGTAATTGAAGATCTGCGGTTCGCTCATAATCACTTGCCTTTCGTCGGTACTCCGACCCTAGGCCATCGGTGTGCGCTATTGGTGGATTTCGCCAAAGACCTTGAGGAACGCTGCTTTGACCCAGATCACTGAGTCCGCTGCTTGTGGTGTGATTTCAATGTGGAACCAATCTCCGCCGGGAGCTCCGTGGATTGTTGGCTTGTCGTATTTCTGCCATGCGTAGCGATCACAGCGCCATGCGCGTCCGTGTTCTTTTGGCATGTAATCCAAAATGCACTGAAGACCAAGATCGTTCGCGTTGGCGACCAGCTTGTCAATGAAGACGAGCGCTTCTTTGCGTCCAGCTTTTGGATGTTTCTCGCTCTTGCGATACGAAAGATCTACAGCTCTGCCAGTGGCGTGAACTGAAAGAGATCCGGGCTTTCCGCGCATGTCACGCTGACCCCATGAACCATTGTTCCAAAGCGCGCCATTAGATGCAGCGATTGCTTGCTTGATCCATTCGTTCATGCCGGCTCGAGGACCTGGTGATGCTCCGTCCGCGTTGCCGATGTAGTCCCTAGCGTTAGGGATTCCTGGCTTAGCTTTGGCTACTGCCACGACCGAAGGCCAGATCTTTAGGGTTCACATAACGGATTAGCACTGGCACAAGTGCAGCGAGAGCTGCTTTGCCAAGGTCAGATGGGTCTGTGTTGCCTGTGGAATACACAGCGATTACTGCAGCAATGACTGAGCGACCGTAGGAAGCGAGTAGGGCTTTGTCTTTAGCTTTCATCGTCTTTGTCCTTTGCTTTGTTTTTGAGTCCGTTGGATGCCAGTAATCCTATTAGACCGCCAGACAAGGTCATGAGCATGGGGTTCAAGACTGAGAATGCTTCAGCGTCGTTAGGTGCTTGCTCAAGTGGCTGTGTCACGAATAGCAGACCGTAAAGCAGCGTGAAGATTGAGCCTACGAAAGCGCATGTGAGACCGATGCCGACGACAAGGATCAGTCGAGCTTTGATTTCATCGTTTGTGTATTTAGCCACAACGACCACCGCCTATCTGCATGTCCGTTGAAAGAGTGACTGCTTTGTTCTTTACGCGCAAACAATTCACGCGCTCACGGTCAGAGCATCCAGAGCATCCCCACACAACGACTGCGATGAGCATGCCGTAACCGAGCAGGTAACGCCATTTCATTGCTTGATTGGTGGTTGAACAATGTACGCCGGTGGAATGAAGTCATCATTTGCTCGGTCGTATGTGTAACCAACGCCAGCATAGGTTTTGCCCGGCACATCAACGAAAGTCTCGACATACATGCCGGCATATCGTTCTGGGTTTTCGTCTAGGACCTCTTGTGTCACGACATGGATGCAGATCACTAGATCGTTGCTGTCAATCTCTGCGAAGTATTGCGGGATGCTCATGACTTGAACCTCACATAAACTATGCCTGAACCACCAGCGCCACCGGATGCTGACGCTGCGCTACCTGCACCACCGCCACCGCCACCTGTGTTTGCTGCAGCTGCGTTGCCTGCTCCTGTGCCACCAGCACCACCGACACTTGAACCACCTGCGCCTGGTGATGTGCCAGATCCACCGCCACCGCCACCAGCCTTGAACAATGCGCTTCCGCCGATGAATGTGCTGACATCGTAACCAGCACCACCAGCACCGCCGGTTGTTGTTACTGCAGCAGATCCGACAGCTGTCGCTCCGCCACCGCCACCGCCTGCTTGATTTGCTCCTGTTGCTCCGTTACCGCCAGCTGAGCCAAGAATGGTTGGGAACAATGAGACAAGTGCTGTGGCATAGGGTGCGCCTGCACCACCGCCACCACCACCGCCAGACGATCCTGCATAACCGATCACATTGGCTATACCAGCGTTTGTCCATGCTCCGTATCCACCGCCGATTGTGCTGAAACTTCTTGCTGTGTTGTTGATTGACGATCCGGATCCGTTTGTGCCTGTCGCGCTTGTCGTTGCTCCTGTACCACCAGCGCCGATGTCAATAGCAAAAGTGGCTGCATCTAGGTACACACTTTGGATGACTATTCCGCCTGCACCACCACCGCCACCGCTGTAGTTGGCCGACAAGGATGAACCACCGCCGCCACCGCCACCAACTAGACAGACATCAAAGAGACCTGCTTTGCTGACTACTAGGTTGCCGTCGCTTGTAAAACTTAGAAGCGTGTAATTGATTCCGCCGACCGTGATGCTGGATGATGAGCCACCTGTTGCGATGCCATAGTTGGCACCGCCACCGCTAAAAAAAGTAGCAGCGCTAGCACTTGTGAAGAGAAGCGTGCCACCCCCATATTGCGCCAATGCTAACGATCCCGATGTTGTCACTGTGGCTGTGCCGGCTGTAATTGTGCATGTACCGCTGCCGAGGTTATATATGCTCACGGACTGACCAGCTGTAAAGACAGAAGCATTGACTGTGATGGTCGTCGCGCTTGCTGATGTCATCTGGACTCGAGCGCCGGCATCGCCTGCGACGAGTGTGTGGCTGGCGGTCTTTGCGTTGATCGGCAGTTCGGTGATTGCGTTCATCTGTGCTGCCGTGAGGACAGCTCCAGAAACGAATGGGAATGGTGTTGCCATAGTGCTTCCTAACTTAGTGCGTAGATGGTGTCGAGTGTGGAACTGTCAAGAATGAAGAGCTGATAGACCGTTGTCGGTGTCGTGTAGAAGGTGACGCGATGTGGCGAGGCGTAGGTGATGACATGTTCTACGCCTTCAACGAATGATTCTTGGGCGATCACGCTGGTGGTCGTTGATGAGGTCTGAATAGTTTTTTCAATGCTGATTGTGTCACCAATTTCTACAATGGCAACAAGATCGCGCTCGGCATTCGAGAGCATCTGGAATGGCGCTGAGACGCTGGTCAGTACCGGGGTCGGCTGAGGCTTGATGAGATATTCGGCAAGCGCAAGAGCTGCAGCATTGTCATGAAGCAGACTGTCGTTGTATGAAGTTGCTTGGATCAGATACTCGGCTTGGCTTGCCAGATCTTCGGCGGTCTGAGTTGATGTGGATCCGAGATGGGTCACGCTTGCCCGGTTGATTACTTTGTCCGCACCGAAGTTGATCGTCACTTGATCGTATGGTGTTTGTGTTGGATCGTTGTCTCCGAACTCCACAGTCGCGCCAGCGATGGTTGGCCCGAGACGCTTCTGAAAAGTAAACACTCCTGATCTGTCCACAAAGGCTCTGCCCTGCTCCGCGTCCATAATGTTTGTCAGATAGCCGTTCACATTCGTTCCCTGATCTACATAGAACGCTGACGATCCGCCAAGAGTGGCAACGCCAGTTTCTATTGACTGCTCACCGATACCTTGAAAAGCGTCCACTTCTGATCGAGCAAGCATCTCAACGACACGCGCTGATGACAATTGTTCGCTTACATTCCAAGCATCAAGGATTGTCTGGCTGAGTGTGTATTGAAGATCAATGCAGCCGACTGCGACTGTGTCGTTACCGTCCAGACTGAAGTTGTAGTCGTATGAAACGATGTAGCCCTGAAAGAGTGATTCGGCTGTGCCCAATGAGTCGTATCGGTAAAAGCGCACTCGACGCATCGGCGCAATTCCTGGCTGATTGTTTGCTGGGTCATAGGTGCTTGCATCCGTGTTGAACGGATTGAACGCGCCATAGGCAATCTGGTCATTGAGTGTGAAGCTCATCGTGCCGGCAGTGAATTGGTCTCCGATGTCGCGACGACCGCGGAAGATGCGAAGGTCAAGCACACCGGTGGTGACATCAGCGAAGTCTGATCCGGGCCCTAGTAAATAGGTCGTGTTATTGAGTACGCCCTTGACTGAGTCGTTGAGACGGAAGCTTGTTGAATCCCAGCCGGTGTCTATTTCCAGCTTGTAGGTTCCCGAGTCAATGACTGCAGCGGTCATAGCACTTCAATTGCTGCAGGCCCGTAGGCGCGGTTCGCTGCTTTGATGTTGTCAATTACAAGACGACCGATCTCCGCGCTAGTTGCCAGACCGCCACTCACGCTGATGTTGTAGATGTTGTTACCGCGACCGGCAGCGATGCCTGCGCGCTCTTCAACTGACAATGCTTGCGCGCTGACCGTCGGTGCATTGATGCTGGCGACGCTCGAAGAAAACGACGCGCCGATTCCCTTGATGTCCGCAAGTTTGAGATTTGGGTTCTTGAGTTTCTTCTCCATCTGGGCGATCACATCGGTGATGCCCTTGACCATTGCTTGACCTTGGCTCACGCCAGCCTTGTAGAACTGGTCCGCGCCGAGAATGCCCACAGCCTCAGCAACGAGGTTCAAGTCATCTACTAGCTGGTTGATCCCATTGGGCCCTAGGATCGCGTCTGAGCCCCCGTTGATGAGTTCGGTGGCAATTGCTGTGCCAGCCTGCTGACCAGCCTCTAAGACCTTCCTGAGCGCCTCTTCGGAGATGCCCATGCGAAGCAGTTGCTCAACTTGCTTGCCGAATTGTTTAGCGCCTCGAGCCTGCTGGGTGAGCTGATCCAAGATCGTCGTGCCGGCTTCTTTGGCAGCGTCCGCTGCACCAGAAATTGAGAACTCTCCAGTAACCGATTCCGAGACCGTGGTCTTGAAATCGTCGTAAGCCTTCTGGGCTTCTTCGAGTTTGCCTTTGGCATTGTCCAAAGCTTTGCTGAATTGATCTGCTAATTCTTCGCGCGCCTTCTTGATCTTTTCTGCCATCTTGTCAATGGCTCCGCCAGCACCGCCGGCAGCCTTTTCGGTTTCTTTGAGTCCGCCGTTGATCTCGCTCAGCTGAGGACCGATCGGTCTGAGGGTTTCGACTGCCGAACTGGTGTTTCGCTTGAATGCTGCCATCGCTCCGGCAGCAACGACGAGACCTGCAGCGATTGCTGCGGCTCCGACTCCAATGGTGAGTGCAGTGTTCGCAGCTGTGGCTGATGCAGCGAGTCCCCAGTTCAACGCGGTTGCCACGACTGTCACTGCGTTAGCTGCGAGCATGGCGACCTTGAATGTGACAAGCGCAGCGGCAGCTGCAGCGATTGCTGTGCCGATGCCAAGAATGATGCCGACATTGTTCTGGGCCCATTTACCAAATGAGATCAACGCTGGAAGCAGAGCATTGACTAATGGCAAGACTGCAGCACCGATTGCTTCTTTGGTTTCATCCATTGCGATGGAGAGCTTCTTGAATTGTCCTTGTGCAGAGTTCGCTGCAATTGATGCCGACCCACCGAAAGTCTTTGCAAGTGACTGCATGACTTCATCAACGGACGCGCCATCTTTGATAAGTGAGTAAAGCTCTGGGGATAGTTGCTTGATCGCTTTAGTGTTTCCTGCATATGCCTTGCTGACTGCATCCGCTACTTCCTGGACTCCTTTGCCGGTCGCTGCGGATACATCGAGGACAGTTTTCAGCGCGTCCTGTGCGGATGCCAGATCGCCAGTACCACGCACAAGGCTGGCAAGCGCTGGACGAAGCTCATCGTCCGCCACCGCAGCCGACATCGACAGCGTGCTAATGAAGTCCTCATTGGCCTGAATCTGTTTCTCGGTTGCACCAGTAGTCGCTTGAAGTTGGCGCGCAAGCTGAGCCTGTGCAGCTTGATCTGCAGCTGCAGCCTTGGCTGTGATAACGAGCCCTGCACCGAACGCTGCAAGCGCAGCGGTTGCCGGAAGGAATGCTTTGTTTACTGCAAAAGCTGCCTTCTGGGAATTGGTTTCGAGTGCCTTGAATTGCTCAAAGGTTTTCTTGAGTCCGTCACCTTGGAAGTCGGTGATGATGGGAATGCGAATTGCCATTAGAGATTGCTCCTACTCAGCGCAATGGTGAGCTGACGCTCAACTTTTTCTGTGATGTTTCGGATCGCTGCTTCAATGTTGTCAGTGTTGGCTTCAACTGCAGGCCACATAGAACGCGAAGCTTTACCAAAGGTTTTGTCCATGTTCTCGATCAGCGTGTTGTTCCAGTCATAGTTCACGCCCTTGCGCTTCTGCGTGGAAGACGATTTACCACCACGACCAGCAATGTCAAACACGATGCCGGCAGGGTTCTTCTGCTGGATCACGAATGCGCTCAAAGTTTCGTATTGCGCGCCTAGTTCCATGTTTCGCTTCCGCGCGCGTCGAGTGTCAATCTTGACCGTAATGGATCGGTTCGCGATGGCCTTGTCCCATGGGAAGATGTGTCGCCACTTGCGACCAAAGCCACGCATCACAGTCTGACCGATGCCAGCTGGAAGATTGTTTCGCGCGTCCGAGATCGTCGGTTGCATGAGTGCGCGATAATCCTTGGTGATCTGCCGGCGAAGATCTGGTGCGAGTTTGTTCAGCGTCTTGAGATCTTCCTTGATCCCATAAACCTGAATACCTGTGCGCGCCATGTCTCTACTTTCTGTTCTTCTCCTCTAACACAGTAGTGACAGTAAGTAGATCGGCGGTGTCAAACTCTTCTGCGTAAAAGCGCGGAGCCCACGAAAGTGCAACTAGCAATTCTGCTAGGAGCCTTCGGTGAGTTCCGCGTGGGTAGGGTTTTCTAGTTCCTCTGCAATCACTTCAACGGAATCAAGCTTGGCAATGAACTTGTCAAACTCTCCCGGCACTACGATCTTGGCTTGCTTTGATGCTTCCCACGCTAAGAACGCAAGATCTTCCACGCCGATACCGTTCGCCATGTCTGATGCTTTGCGCTTGAAGCGTCGTTCCCATGCAACGAGTGTCACCAGATTGGTGGTCACTTCGTATGGGTCTTTGCCTTCTTCTGTCACCTTGAGGTGCAGCTTCATCTTGTCTCGCTTTCGTGTCGGACCGGTGCGCGGTCAGTGATTAGCTTTCGTCTGAGGTAAATACTCCGCCGTTGAAAACTACAGAGATGGTCCCGAGGGCCCCGAGGGACGACACGATTGGCAGCGCAGCCAAGAAGCTCCCCGTGAAGGTCAGACCCGGATTGGTTGCAGAGTCGGTTCCAACTGCAGGCTTTACGATCACAGTCGTTGATGTTCCGACAAGGCTCTTGAGTGTTGCCCAAGTTTCCGACGCTGCAAAGCTTGCGTAGAAGTCGAGTGTGACTGAGTGTGCTCCGAGTCCTGACACATACTTGCGTGATGTGTCGCCAAAAGCGGTTGCTTCAAGCTGGTCGTAGTTGATGTTTACGGTTGCGCCTGTGCACTGATCGCTGAGATCAACTGAGTTCACAGTCACGACTGGGTTCGAGAGATAGGTGCTGGTTGCCATGATTACTCCTTGGATGCTTTCTTAGGTTTAGTTTTAGCAGGTTTTTCTTCTTCTGTGGTTGATACTTCGGCGCGCACAATAAAGCCACCAGCAAGCAGAGCGTCAATGTTGATGCCATCCTTCGGCGTGTATGGATCACCGATCTTGCCTAAACGCTCGGACGCAACGAAGAAGCTCATGCGGTCTGTGCCTGTACTTCGATCATCATTTCGTATGCCGGCAGGACTACGCCACCGACATCCACGCTTGTAGGGGATCCTGATGTTGCTCCGACATTGGCGGTCATGACTGACGCTGCCATGTTGAGAATGTTGCCTAGCGCGTCAGAGTTGCCCGGACCCATTGAGATGATCTGGACTGGGAAGGTCATCTTGGCGATGTTGTAGTTCCACAACGTGAACGATGGTGCATTGATGAAGACGCATGGTGGCCTGA